CTGGCGAATCGATTCTCGTGGTTTCCTAACTTATAATAAATTGGAATCGTTCTAAATATATCTCTTAATCTTTGCAAGAAATCCCGATTCATATCGACCTCTCTTTTAAAATCTCTCATATCCTTTTCCTTTTCGTGCCGGGATATAGAATAGAAGTCTTGTATATCTCCATTAAGATACAAGCAGTCAATCTCTTGCTCCTTTAAATGCTTAATAGCGCAAGTCAAAGCCTGAAGGTCGTGATAAGGAAAGTGAATATCTGATAAGATTCCAATCTTTTTTAAATGCGTAGGCAGTTTAGCCGAAACATATTCCTTGCCAATGCTTTCTTCGATGCCAAAGTTGTCCAAAGTTTCAAGATTATAGTTTGCGACTACTGGCGGAATGATTTTATTTATTTCTTGTAATGACCTATCCTTTGAAGTTATATTCTTTTTAATCATAAACTTTCTTAAAGAGTCAGCATTTTGATATCCGTACATTTCAAAGAATGAATTGTAAAAATCGGTTTTACTTAGATTTGTAGAATAGAAATGCTCCCTAATCTTGATAATTTTATCTTCCATTTTCATATTCTTCCATTAAAACATCGACTAAGAACTCGATATTGTTTAGCACTTTCATTCTTAAAACGTATGCAGCATCATCAATGTGTTCGATGTTCTCCATTACATCCATCATCGTATCAAGTAAATCCTTTGCCCTTGATTTTGGTTTTTCCACTGGCTCTATGTCAATTTTATACATGGAATATTCTTAGATATAAGTAACCAAAGATTATAAGTCCTTGAAAAATAATGGTTAAGATACACCAAGTTGGAATGATATTGGTAATTTTTTCTTTATTAGTTGATGAACTATCCGTATGCAAGCTTGAAACGTACATATTTTTATATACGTTTTCGATTGAATCGATGTTAACGGTAGCTTGAATGTTGCCCTTGTAAGACCTTATTATAATCTTGCCTTGTGGAACGGTTATATTTGAATAGAAAGTGTTTAAGATGCCCGTAGAATCGCAAGGATTCTCAATGATTAGCGTATCATATACCGCATTGAATTTAGTAATTACTTTGTAGTCACGGATTGTGTCAATACGAATCTTTTCTTTTTCTATTATGATTGACTTTTGTGGCCGACATGAAATAAAAAAGTTTGCAATTAGCAAACTAAGGATTAGTTTTTTCATGAAAAGTATAATTGAGATTCAGCGTTTCTTCTAAGGGTCAATCCATTTAAGACTTTGCCTCCACTCTTATTCCATTTTAAAAACTCTAATTTAATTGACTTATCATTTGGGTCGGCATTTACTTTTTTAAGTAAAGTGCTTTTCTTTAAAGACCCAGCGCCCAAGTTATAGCAAAATGATACAAGGGCATCGAATTGGTTCTGATTAATGTCATCACGGCAAAACGAGTCAACGCTCCTTTCATAATGTTTAATTACATTTAAAAAAATATCGGTTGCTCTTGCTTCGCTAATAGGTGCATCGGTCATTCTAACCTTTGTGCCATCTTCGTAATAAGTGCAACCGATTGATATTGTTGGGATACCAGCTGGACATAAGTAAGGCTTGAGTTTAACTCCCTCAAACTTCTTTATTAGGCTTAGTCCTTTTTGGCTTATTTGGTTGACCTTCATCTAATTTTGCTCTTAATTCAATGTTTTCACTTCTCAAATTATGAATCTCGGTTGTTAAAGTTTCAACCTTATCTTTCAAATCAGCAACCTCTGCCTTTAAATCAGTTGCCATTTCCCTCCAAATTTTAATTGCTTCTTGAACGTTTGTAATCTCGGAAGATTGTACCTCAATTTTTTCTTTCTTTCGACCAAATAGCCAGGTAATTAATGAACCAAATAAACCCGTAACGCCTGGTATTACTATCTCTTCCCAATCATTCATTATTTACTCGGAGTTTCAGGTGCAACTTCTTCTTGGATTGGAGTAATTACTCTCTCTTTTAAACCTAATGTTTCTAATGCCCAATTCACAATAAAAGAATCATCGACTCCCCATTGTGAAACGATTGGCTCAGGGATAATTAGATTGCCTTCTTCAATCATCGGATTAAATTGGCTCATTAATTTAAAATACAAAGTTTGCTCAATGCCTTCAAGAGAATAATTAACGACACGAATTTCAACTCGGTCTGCTATTTCTCTTACTCCTTTAATTGGCTCAATGAAAATTATCATATTAGTCTTTTATAAATATCTCTAATAATTGTGCTTTTGCTAACACGGTAAATGACTCTGAATCTTTTACAAAACCTTTTAACGTTTCTTGGTCTGATTTATCTAAATCTAAGACCTCGCCTTTAAATAACTTCTTTGCCCAATCCCAAAATTTAAGTGCATCTCCTTTAGATGCGGAGGCTAATGCGCCAGCTAACATTTTACCAGCGTTACCGCCTTCAAAAACTTGGTCATCAAGACCGATAAAGTCAAAGTTAAAATCTAATTTCATTTGGTTGTTTGTTTAGTTTACAATCATAAATAGCTTTTTTCAATTAATTTTCAGGAGTTATTGGTTGTCCATCTAAATTTAAGTATTGACCAGCGCCATTCTTTCTAATTTTAAAAGTTGTCGACCTTACTTTTGGCTCGTTAAAAGTTCTATCAATCCATGTTTCATGACTATCTATTCCGTAATTATTGCATAATAAAGTTTGTACTCCGTAATAATAAATCTTATAAAAAATAAAAATTCCAAACTGATATTCATCAGGAGTAAAAAAATTATCAATAACTCTTTGATGCGGATAAGAAACATTTAAAACACCTGGACTTGTATCTCTTGTCGGATTTACTATATAAATTTGACTTCCAAAATATTGATTATTGATTTGACTAATTGGTAATTGCGCACTGAAATTATTTTCATTATTTATCGAATACGAATAGGTCAAACCATCTTTATCAGTTAAATTACTACCATTGCAGTAAACAAAATTTGGGAAAAACGTATAGTTATTAGACCATATTATTTGAGGTTGAGTTGAATTAATAAAAGAATTATTAACGTAATTTTTTATTAAAGTACTTTGTATTCTTGGAATTGTAATATTAAGGGAATCAATAACTAAATTATCATTAGGTCTTAGATTTTCATCTTGGCTAACCGTTGACATTCTAAAATAAGTAATTGGCAAACTAAAAAATACATAAAATTCATACTGACCAACTGGAACGCTTACATTATCTTTTTGAGTAAAGACTAATATATTAAATGCCGAACCTTGAGAAAATGTAAAGTAATCAAAATTATAAAAAACTTGTATATCATCAACTACCCGAAAAGGGATTGGCAGTTCAAACTCAATTTTAACCTTTGAATTATTTGTACTTGGAAAACTATTAATAGTTAAAATACTATAATTAAATACTAAATCAGTAGGCGCAGCATTCCAATTTAAATTTGTTCCATTATTATAAGTATAATTATCTGTTCCTGAACTAAATGAAAAACTTGGATTGCCAAAAACAAAAGTTGATACCGTATTACTTGTAGCATTATTATTTAAAATACTACCACCATAAGCCGAAGCAAAGTTTGTGTAATTGCCCACCGTAATTCCCCTAACTAAAAATTTGAAAGATGCAAAGTACCCAGCTGGTAAGGAAGCGTTAGTTGTAAAAGTTACTGACCTACCATAAATATTTAAATCAAAAATATCAGGCTTAGTAATTAAACTCACATATTCAAAACCACTTGCTAAGTCATCAAACATCACAATTTGTCCTGAAGTTGCAGCGCCTAAAGTTCTCATTACAATTTCAACTTCTCCTGAAGTATTTAAATTAAAAGAGCCAGGCATTGTCTTCGATAATGTCATTTGAGGATAACCATATTGACAAGTTCCCGAACTATTTGCCGCCGCTTGACCATTCTCATCAAGCCATTGGTTACATAAAGCCGTTGCGTTATTATTTGCATTTGTATCCGCATCAGGTTGGCTTATTGTACTTGTGTAAGTAGCCGTAAAGAAAGGAGAATAAACCTCTTGAAATGAGCCTATTCCATAAGCATCACAATTATTTTTTTGAATTGTACGAACTAATCGTTTAGTTACCGAACTTGTAAAGGTTGGAACTCCACCGACTCCCGTATTGACAATATTTGAAGTCTTTGTAATTGTTTCGCCTCCACCTTCAACGCTTGCAAAGTTAGAGTAAGTTCCTTGAGTATTGGTAGTAACGTATATCGTTATTACTGCCCCAAATCCTACGGGCAATGAAGAAGTAAAGGTTGCCGTTACTTGTTGACCTGATATGCTAAATCCCCAAGCTGGAGTATCTCTTTCGTACCTTACAAAAGATAATCCATTTGGAATGTAATCCCGAACTATTATGTCTCCTGAGGAATTAATCTGACCATTGTTTGCAATCGTTAATCGATAAGCAAATTCTACTCCTGAGTTTACACTTGTAGGCGCAGTCTTTGAAATTGTTATGTATGGCGCTGGCACATTACACCTTTGGCAGTAAAGATACCACTCGGTCGGGAAAACCGTTGGAAGATTGCCGTCAGGTCTTGGAGTATAATATTGATTTAATGGGATTGTTTGCCCACTTGAGTTTTGAAGTTGTCCAAGTTCAGCCAATGTAATGGAAATAAGAGGATTCGCTTGCGATTCCCCCGTAATCTCATTATAGACATCGGCAAAAGACATTTCGCCACTTCCTTGTAATGGCATTTATTTAGAAGCTAAAAGTGTTTCTAAATTCTTTACTTTAGTATTTTGTTCTTTAATCGCTTCAATTAATAAAGCCGATATATTTCCGTATTCAACTCCAAGAATACCATCATTACCTTTGTTTATAATCTCAGGAAGAACCTCTTGAATCTCTTGGGCAATAACACCAGCATGGCGCTTTGAGTCATCTTCTTTTAACTCATAAGTATATCCGTTTATTTGCTCTACTTTTTCTAAAGCATTTTCAATCTTTAAAAGGTTTTTCTTTAAGCTAATATCTGAGTTTGCAGTAATTGAACCCGTTGCTCTTATTGAGCCTGATACATAAAGTTTTTCTCCGTTGTTAGTACTTGTCCCTAATAATACGTTGCCACTAATTCCTTGCAGTACTAAATTTCCCCAAGCAACACCTGGTTCAACAACTCCAATATGACCGTTATTATTTGTCTGGTCATACTGCATAAGAATACCTTTACCAGTTGCCCCTATAACAAATGCCTGATTATCAAATGCAGAACCCGCATTCCCCCCATTAGTGTTATTAGCAGTAAATACATGAAGTTTGGCGGTTGGTGTTCCTCCTATTCCTACGTTACCAGCAGAACTAATTGTCATTTTTGTGGTAAATGCAATAGCAGTATTAATTGTACCCGAAACCGCACTTGAAAAAGTCATTGAACCATCTGAATTTAGGGCAATTCCATTAGATGCAGCAGTTGCTTTATGTCTCCATTCGGTATTATAATATGCATTTGACATTATATAAAATGAACTACCAACTGAAAACATACCTCCACCACCAACTAAATCAAAACCTTTAGATAAAGTATTAGTAAATGGAGTTACACCAAAACCTAAATTTCCATCAGCACTAATTCGCATACGTTCTAATCTTCCAGTACTACCATTTACACTTGTTGTATTAAAAGTAATAGTATTATTTGCTCCAATTGTAGCACCTAATGCATCAATATAAAGTACACTTGAATCATACCCAATAATTCCTTGCCCACCTGTATTTTGCCCCGATAAACATAAACTTGAATTAAGAGAAGCTCCCCCAGCAATATGTAAAAATCTTTGAAAACTTGAAGAATTTGTAGGGGTTGAAGTTCCAATTCCTACACTTGTCCCATTATCAAAAATTAAACTATCTCCAATTGAACTACTTGAAGTAAATTTAGCTACATAATTAGTCGTTCCACTTAATGCGCTTGCTTTAGAATTAAACGTACTCCAATCAGTACTTGATAAAAATCCTGAAACCGATGAACTTGCTTGCTTAACTTGAATAGAAGTTCCGCTTCCTAAAACCGCACCCGTTCCTCCCGTAATTGTTAAGACGGAACTTGTGGCTTCGGTTAAATTACCACTTGTAAGACTAATTACTCCCGTAGTATTGTTATAAGAAACTGCTCCACTTGCACTAATCAATGCTCTAACACTTGCATCAGTATAAACCG